GTATGCTCTTGAAACAGGAAGCATATCAAACATTTCATGGAAGTTAAAACGTAATGGTCAGGGTACTGAAACAAGTTACACACTTATTCCATCTGCACCAGATAAAGAACCATTTAATTGGGCAGCACTAAAACCATATCCTCTTGAGTTAGCATTAAAGAAAATTCCTTATGCTGAACAAGAAGCATTCTATTTGGGGTTTGATACTCCATCTGTAACTTCATCAACTAATACAGATTGGTAGTTGATTGAAAAAAATTAATTTTGTTGCTAATAGCATGGTCATAGAAAATTTTGTGCCCATGCCAAAGCCAGCAAAATCTTATATTCCAGACTGGTATAAGGAATCTCCCCCCTTCTTCAATTATGATAGTAACTTGTATAGCAACAAACTATCTTTTGGAGAAGCGGGGATTCCAAGTTCTACTTTTAAAAAATGTATGCCATTTTTTGATACACTTTCTTTTGGATATATTCAAGAAACTTGGTGTGACATTTTTATTGAACGCAAAAATGGAAAATTATTTTATCACTACTCTCTTGCTGTAGAAAAAAATAACGATCCTATAATTTCTACTAGAGACATAGTTTCTATAGGACAAATACCAGTTCCAGCAGGCTTTGATAGTAGTACTTTTTTTCATTGGTCAAGAGTTTGGAATCCAATTTTACCAAAAGGATATAGTTCTTTAATTACGCACCCTTTAAATAGGGACGATCTGCCATTTAGATGTTTATCTGGAATAATTGATTCTGATAAATATTTTTTAGGGGGCAAGGTTGGATTTTTTATAAAAGAAGATTTCACTGGTTTAATACCAAAAGGAACGCCAATGTATCAAATTATTCCTTTTAAAAGAGATTCTTGGGAAACAAAAAAAGTAAATTTAAAAAATAATATATTAAATAAGATTGAACAACAAACGTACAACCTTAAATCTGTTTTTTTAGATGGATATAAAAAACAACATTGGAATAAGAAAATGTTTAACTAATGAATAATAAATACATTGCTTTGCACGTACACACTCATTACTCACTATTTGACGGCATAGCAACTCCACAAGAGTATGTAGATCGTGCTAGCAAGTTAGGTATGAACTCCCTTGCAATTACAGATCACGGATCTTTGTCTGGTCACAGACAGTTTTATCGTTCCGCAAAAGAAAATAACATTAAACCAATCCTTGGTCTAGAGGGATACATGTGTGCAGATATATCAGATAAAAGAGATAAGTCTGAAAGAACAGGTCAGCAAGATCTTGTTTATAATCACATTATCCTTTTAGCCAAAAATCAAAAAGGTCTAGAAAATCTTAACAAGATTAGCGAAATAGCATGGACAGATGGATTCTTTAAAAAACCAAGGTTTGATTTTGAAATTCTTAAAAAATATAAAGAGGGAATTATTGTGACATCTGCTTGTCCTAGCAGTGTTATTGTTAAAGCATTAGAGGAACAAGAGTTTGCGCTTGCTAAAAAACACATTAAATGGTTTAAAGATAATTTTGATAGCGATTACTACATTGAGGTTATGCCCCACAATACACCAGAAATAAATAAATACCTTATTGATCTTGCCGATGAATTTAATATTAGGGTAGTTGTTACACCAGACTGTCATCACGCCGATGAATCACAAAAAAATATTCAAGAGTTTAAACTTTTAATGAATACCCACGCTAAAGTACAAAAAGATACCACATATGCAAAATCTGCAAAGATTGATTCTATGATGGAACGCCTTGATTATCTTTATGGGGAAGATCGTCAGATAACCTTTAATAAGTTTGACATTCACCTACTGTCTTATGAAGAAATTAAAGCAGCAATGGAAAAACAGGGTATTTATAGAGAAGACATATACTCAAACACACTATTGCTAGCAGAGACAGTAGAAGACTATGACATTAAGGATGGGCTTGATTTACTTCCAGTTCAGTATAAGAATCCAGACCAAGAGTTAGCAAACTTAGCCTTTGCTGCTCTAGAAGAAAAAAGATTAAACTCTAACTGGCTTGGTAATGACATATACGAACAAAGGCTTGATGAAGAGTTATTTATTATTAGAGATAAAAAATTTGCTCCATACTTTCTTGTAGTTCAGAATATGATTTCTTGGGCAAAGAAAGAAGGAATCTTGGTTGGTCCAGGACGTGGATCTTCTGCTGGTTCTTTAGTTTGTTATCTTCTTGGTATTACTGATGTTGATCCACTAGAGCATGGTTTATTATTCTTCCGTTTTATTAATCCAGAACGTAATGACTTTCCAGATATTGATACAGATATTCAAGATACTCGTCGTGATGAAGTAAAAGATTATTTAGTTAGACAGTATAGGCACGTAGCATCTATTGCAACATTCCTTCAATTTAAAGACAAGGGCGTTGTGCGAGATGTTGCACGAGTTTTAGATATTCCACTTACAGATGTTAATAAGGTTTTAAAACTTGTTGATACTTGGGATGAATTTTGTTCGTCTAAGAATACACTTTGGTTTAGAGAAAAATATCCAGAAGTAGAAATTTATGGAGATCAACTACGTGGACGTATCAGGGGAACTGGTATTCACGCTGCTGGAGTTGTTACTAGTAAAAATCCAATATTTAGATATGCACCTTTAGAAACTCGTTCTTCTCCTGGGTCAGATGATCGCATTCCAGTTGTTGGCATTGATATGGAAGAAGCAGAAAAAATTGGTCTTATTAAGATAGATGCTCTTGGTCTTAAAACTTTAAGCGTAGTAAAAGATTGCATTGATATGGTTAAACAAAATCATTATAAAGATATTGATCTTTTATCTCTTGATATGGCAGATCCTAAAGTATACGAAATGCTTTCAGATGGATATACAAAAGGAGTGTTTCAGTGTGAAGCAACTCCATACACAAACCTTCTAGTAAAGATGGGGGTAAAGAATTTTAACGAATTAGCAGCATCTAACGCACTAGTACGTCCAGGAGCCATGAACACTATTGGAAAAGATTACATTGCTCGTAAACACGGCAAGCAAAATATTTCATACATACATCAAGTTATGAAAGAATTCACAGATGACACATACGGGTGTATTCTATATCAGGAACAGGTTATGCAGGCTTGCGTTTATCTTGGTGGGATGACAATGGCAGAGGCTGACAAGGTTCGTAAGATTATTGGAAAGAAAAAAGATGCAAAAGAGTTCAATATATTTCAAGATAGGTTTGTGGCTGGGGCGAGTAAGTACATATCTCCTAATAAAGCCTTGGATCTTTGGCACGACTTTGAAGAGCATGCGGGATACTCGTTTAACAAAAGCCACGCAGTTGCTTACTCTACTCTCTCGTATTGGACGGCGTGGTTAAAATATTACTATCCTCTTGAATTTATGTTTGCGCTTCTTAAAAACGAAAAAGACAAAGACGGCAGAACAGAATATTTAATTGAAGCAAAGCGTATGGGCATATCAATTAAATTACCCCATATCAATGATTCAGATTTAGATTTTAAAATTGAAGGTAAGGGAATTCGTTTTGGATTAACTGGTATTAAGTTTATTTCAAATAACATTGCACAAAAATATATTGATGCAAGACCTTTTAATAGTTACAAACAACTTGAAGAGTTTACATTTACAAAGGGTAATGGCGTAAACAGTAGAGCATTAAATGCACTCAGGTTAACTGGTGCTGCAACGTTTTCTGATAATCCACGTAACGATGAGGATATTAAAGAAAATCTTTACGAGTATTTAAATCTTCCAGAGTTTAATATTTCTATTCCGTCGCACTATTATGCATTTATTCAATCAATTGAAGATTTTGAAGAAAAAGGATCTTTTATTTTAATGGGTATGGTTAAAGCAATTAAACGAGGAAAAGGATGGTCAAGAGTTGAAATCTTGGACAAAACTGGGAGTGTTGGTATATTTGATGAAGAGTCAACAACTATTGAGACAGGTCGTACTTACTTGGTTCTTGCTAATGATAATAGGATTGTTTCTGCAGTTCCTATTGATGAAGTAAAAGGATCATCAAATGCACTTGTTAAGTTTTTAGGTTATAAGCAACTACCTTACACCGAAGATGAAATGTTTGTTGTTTCATTTAAATCAAGAGTAACAAAGGCTGGAAAAAAAATGGCTTCTTTAACTTTAGCAGATACTTCAAGAGACTTACACTCAGTAACAGTATTTCCTACTGCATTTCCAAAAGCATATATGCATATTGAAGAAGGCAAGTCGTATAAATTTAGTTTTGGTAAAACCAAAGATGGCACGGTAATTATGGAGGATGTAAATGTCAGTTAATATACAAGATGTACTATCACAGTTAGACCCAAGAATTAGAAAACGTCTTGGAACAGGAGAGGGAATTACCTTTGAGTATCAGCCAACTCCAAGTTTTGGTTTAAATCGTGCCCTAGGTGGTGGGTTACCGTATGGAAGACAAGTTCTTATATGGGGCAGCAAGTCGTCCGCTAAATCATCTATGTGTTTACAAATGATTGCTTTAGCACAAAAAGAAGGCAAGGTTTGTGCGTGGATTGATTCTGAAATGTCTTACTCAGAAGATTGGGCAAAACAACTTGGGGTAGATCCAACAAAACTAATTTACTCGCAGGCACGAACTATTAGTGACATGGTGGATGTTGGTGTTGGGCTTATGAATGCTGGAGTTGATCTTATTATAGTTGACTCAATTACATCAATGCTCCCTGCTATATATTTTGAAAAAGATTCAGATGAAATGAAGGCACTTGAAAATACAAAACAAATTGGTGCAGAGTCTAGAGACTTTAGCAATGCTTGGAAAATGCTTAACTATGCTAACAACAAAGTGAAGCCTACGCTGCTTGTACTTATTTCACAATCAAGAAATAACATTAATGCAATGTACACAAGTCAGCAACCTTCTGGTGGGCAGGCTACTAAGTTTTATTCATCTTGCGTAATTAAATTGTTTTCTTCTGAGTCAGATAATCAAGCACTTAAGGGAAAAATTAAGATTGGGGATAAACTAATTGAAGAAAAAATTGGTAGAAAGATTCGTTGGGAACTGCAGTTCTCTAAAACCTCTCCAGGGTTCCAATCTGGTGAGTATGATTTTTATTTTAGAGGTGACAATATTGGTATTGATGCAATAGGAGATTTAGTTGATACCGCAGAATCAATGGGGCTAGTTAATAGAACTGGCGCATGGTATCAGTTAGATGATGGGACAAAGGTACAAGGTCGTGATGGTTTTATAAATCGTGTTAAAGAAGATCTAGATTTACAAGAACAACTTAAGGCAAAAATAATTAATGCTTGAGCAAAAATTTACCGTATATCCTGGCAAATGGCCATGTAAAACTTGTGAAGAAGTTGTTACATCTTTAAGATATTGGAGAGAAACTGGAGACGCAACATGGATGTGTACACAAAAACATATTTCAAAAGTTGGACTTATACCTCCAAAGAAAAGAAAGAAAGATTTTACAAATGAGTGAAAAGAATGAATCAAAAAGAATAGGTGCAAAACAACATAAGAATTCAGGCAGGAACACACAAAAAGGTGACGCTACTTGGAGAGGATTTGTTGTTGATTTTAAAGAAGCCAATAAATCTTTTACATTAAATAAAGATGTGTGGGCTAAGGCTGTTACTGACTCTATCCAAGCGGGTAGAGATAAATCTCCAGCCATTGTTGTAATTCTTGGAGAAGGTAATACGAAAGTAAGACTTGCTATAATTGAAATGAATATGCTAGAACAATTAACAAAGGAAGAATATAATGTCTGAAACAGGATCGCAAAAAACAACGCTTGATATGGTAAATGGTTTAACAGAGATTGCAGACTATATGCAGGATGAGGAGTTGACCGTTGCATTAACTATGATTGCAAAGATTATTATAAAGCCAGATATTCCTCTTCAGGCTGCTAGTCTTGAAATTGTTAGACTACAAGCCATTGCAGCAAAGATGTCTTTTAAAGCCACTTGGATGGCCAATGTTGACAAATCCGACAGGGCAAAGAAAAACATATACTTTACAGCAGCACAAGCAATAAACGATTTGGTATCAGCGCTTAAATACATAATGCGCTAACCTGCTATAATTAATATAAACAAAGGATAAAAAATGGCTAAAAATTTATTAGAACAAATTATGGTTAAAAATACTAAAAAGAAAAAAAGAAATAGCGAAGAAGATGAAAATCTTGTTGAAGGTTTGGCAACTGCTATAAATGCTGGTTACCTGGCTAAAACAAAGCCAAAGTTTACTAAGAAAACTAACTTCTCTGCATCTAACCTAACCTATGGCTCAGGAGAATGTCCAAGATATTGGTATCTAGCATTTGATGGTCAAATATTTTATGATAACTCAGACGCAATTGGTGTAGCAAATAGAACACAGGGAAGCCTGGGACATGGAAGAATTCAAGAAGCAATAGAGGCTTCTGGCTTACTTGCAGAAGACTTAGAGTTTGATCCAATACCAAGAAAATATAATCAACAAACTCATCCAGCAATGGAGTTTAGAGTTAAAATTGATGATCCACCTTTTGATGGCTATGGCGATGTCATGATTGACTACAAAGGTGAAAGACTTGTTGGTGAAATTAAAACAATAAGAAATGATGACTTTGAGTATAAAAAAATAAGTAGAAAACCTAAAATGGGTCACCTAATGCAATTACTAATGTATATGAAGGTTTGGAAAATTCGTAAGGGTGTAATGATTTATGAAAATAAAAATAATCACGAATTGCTTACTTTACCAGTAGTTGTAAGCGAACATTATCGCAATTGGGTAGAGCAAGCCTTTGAGTGGATGAGAATGGTTTATAAAAATTGGCAAGATAAAGAGTTGCCACAGGTACCTTATCGCTCAAATTCAAAAATTTGTAAGGTATGTCCAATCCAAAAAGCCTGCGCTGAAGCAGGTACTGGAACAATAAAGATCAAACCTCTGATATTATTAAAGGATGAAGAGGACCCGTTAATGTGAAACTGTGTGAAAGATGCGAGACCACCTTTAAACCAAAAGTAAGTTATCAAATTTATTGTGGAGATTTTTGTAGAGAAGAGTCTACTAAAATAAAGATAGCCGAAAGGTATCAAATAACCCGTAGACAAAGAAGAATAGGAAAGAAAAGACTTTGTATTGGTGGTTGTGGAGAACAACTTTCAATATATAATGATTCTGGGTTTTGTCCTAATTGTAATATAAATAAAAAAGAAGTAGATAAAATGTTAAAACAAATAAAGGGGTTTATTGATTATGAACAACAATGGTGAACCTAAGACAATTTGTGCTATTGATGCAAGCACCACAAGTCTTGCTTTTGCATTATTTAACAATAAAAAACTTACTACAGTTGGAAAAATAAAATTTGAAGGAAGCACAAACTATAAAAAAGTAATGGATGCATGTGCAAAAACAAAAGCATTTTTTGAATACTCTGGTGGTTTTGAAGCAATTGTAATAGAGCACACAGTTTTTATGAATAGTCCAAAAACTGCTGCTGATCTTGCACTTGTTCAAGGAGCACTATTAGGGGCAGCAGGATTAACTGGAACAAAAGAAATAGGAACAGTAGCGCCAATTACTTGGCAAAACTATTTAGGAAATAAAAGATTAACAAAAGAAGAACAAATAGATATTAGAGCAAAAAATCCAGGAAAGTCAGATTCTTGGTATAAATCTTATGAAAGACAGATTAGGAAAGAAAGGACTATAAAATTAATTGAAATCAACTACGATAAAAGTCTTGACGATAATGACGTTGCTGATGCTTGTGGTATCGGCCATTGGGCTATTAATAACTGGAATAAAGCAATGAGAGTGGAAGAATAATGCCAGAGTTAAATGCAAACATACCACCCATAGAATGCTATGTTCGTGGAAACTATTTAAGAAATCAGTTAGATAGTCATGACAAATATTTCCCATGTGTTATATTTGGTGTTGCTAGTATAAAAAGTAGAAGTCCTTTATTTCACATAATGATGGAGGATGGTGGGCTTTGGTGGAGATTGCCAATCAGTGCATTTTGTACAAAGCCTGGAGTTCCTGAAGTAGACTTACATAATTTAGTTTTATGGAATGCCTTTAGCCATCACATATCTGTGACTAAATTTGAAAACCTTACAAATCTTAGAATGTCATATATTGACAGAACAAAAACTATAAACAAAGGAACATATTTGTTCACGCTTGACTGGCACAATCCAGATTCTAATGTTTTAGATGATGGTTATTCAGAAAATCCAGCGGAACATAAATGTGGCCATGTTATACAAAGAGATGACGGTAACTTTGCTATACAGCCAAACAATAGAGTTCGTATTTATGAACCTTCTTTTACTTTAAAAAAGGACTATGTTATTGATAGAATAATTAATGATTATAAGTGGGATGTAGAAAATCAAGATAAATGGACCTTAGAAGATTCTAATAGGTTTAACTATGACATTTCTGAAGCAGAAGTTGACAAATAATACCATGGCTGCTAAACTGTATACAAGCGAGGCTTGGCTCCGTAAAAGGTTTGTTATGGACAAAAAGTCTCCACAGGATATTGCTAAGGAATGCGGGACCAGTGTTGAAACTATTTATGTATACCTTGCAAAATTTGGATTAAGGAAATCAAAAAGATGAAGTTAGAGCCAGTATACGAAGATGTTAAAAATTTTAAATGTGATGATCTTTATCTTCACTCAATCGGAGCGCCATCTGGAAATTCAATTTGGAAAACATGTCACTCTATAGCACAAATGCTTATTGAAAAAAATATAGCCTATGGTGATTCTGCTCTTGATCCTGTAAGAATTTTTAGTAAGTCAGATCCAGCAGAACAACTTAAAGTTAGAATTGATGACAAACTAAGTCGCCTCATGAAAGGCACAGATTATCCTGGAGACAATGATATTGATGACTTAATAGGATATTTAGTTTTATTAAAAATAGCAAAGGAAAAAAATGTCAACTGAAACAGAATTAATTGAGCATCTTGATGAAGTTAATAAGGTAGTTACAGAATACCTTAAGGGTCAAGATCCAACAAAAATTTCTAAAGAGTTAGACATTCCACGTACTCGTGTTGTTTCATTAATTAACGAGTGGAAGGTTATGGCTTCTGCCAACGATGCAATTCGTGCTCGTGCAAAAGAGGCTCTTGCTGGTGCTGATACGCACTATACAAAACTTATTACAAAAGCCTATGAGGTAATTGATGAATCAAGTATGACTAATAATCTTAGTGCAAAAACTCAAGCAATTAAGTTAGTAATGGATATTGAAAAATCTAGAATTGAAATGTTGCAAAAAGCAGGACTTCTAGAAAATAAAGAACTTGCAGAAGAAATGGTTGAAATAGAAAGACGACAAGAAGTTCTTGTTGAAATCTTAAGAGATATTGCTTCAACCCATCCAGAGGTTCGTGATTTAATTATGAGACGTCTTTCTCAGATTGCCAAAGATGGAGAGGTAATCACAATTGTCCAAGATGTTCAATGATTTTTTAGAAGTTTTAAAAGAAAATCAATTTAATGAAATTCCAGTAGACGCAAAAACGTTTGTTGAGTCTGCTGATTATCTTGGTCAGCCACCATTATCTTTAATTCAATATGAAATTGTAGAAGCAATGAGTCAGATTTATCGTAAAGAAGAACTGCAAGAAATATTTGGATCTGTTACTGGCGCTCAATATTTTGATAAATACACTAAAAATGAAATTATTTTGCAACTTGGCAAGGGATCTGGAAAAGACTTTGTATCAACAGTAGCCTGTGCATATATAGTTTATAAACTATTATGCCTTAAAGATCCTGCTAGATATTATGGAAAGCCAAGCGGGGATGCAATTGATATCATAAACGTAGCAATTAACGCACAACAAGCAAAGAACGTATTTTTTAAAGGATTTAAAACTAAGATAGAAAAATCACCATGGTTTGCAGGAAAGTATAATGCAAAGGCTGATAGTGTTGAGTTTGATAAATCAATTACTGTTTATTCTGGACACTCAGAAAGAGAATCACATGAAGGTTTAAATTTATTACTTGCAGTCCTTGATGAAATTTCTGGTTTTGCATCTGAAGTTGGAACTGGTAATGAGCAAGGCAAGACTGCAGAAAATATTTATAAAGCATTTCGTGGATCTGTAGACTCACGTTTTCCAGATTTAGGTAAAGTAGTATTACTTTCATTTCCCCGCTATCAAGGTGACTTTATTTCTAAAAGATATGAAGATGTTATTGCAGAAAAAGAAACTATTGAAAAGAAGCACCTTTTTATTATGAACGAAGACCTACCACATGATGATCCAAGCAATCAATTTGAAATTTCTTGGGAAGAAGATACAATTCTTTCTTATAAGGTTCCAAAAGTTTTAGCACTTAAAAAAACAACGTGGGAAGTAAACCCAACAAGAAAGATAGATGATTTTAAGTTAGCATTTTATACAGATCTTGGTGATGCCATGATGCGGTTTGCATGTACTCCAACATTTGCATCAGATGCATTCTTCAAACAAAAAGACAAGTTAGAAAAATGTATGACATTAAGAAATCCAGTTGATAACTTTAGAAGGTTTGATGAATCATTTAAACCTAATCCAGAAAAAATATATTATATTCACGCCGACCTTGCACAAAAACATGATAAGTGTGCTGTAGCAATTGCTCACGTAGACAAATGGGTAAACATTCAGGTTATTAAAGATTATGAACAAGTGGCGCCAATGGTTGTTGTTGATGCAGTTGCTTGGTGGGAGCCAAAGTCAGAGGGTCCAGTTAATCTGTCAGAAGTAAAACAATGGATTATTAATTTACGCAGACAAGGATTTAATATCGGGGTTGTTTCATTTGACCGTTGGCAGTCAT